GATTAAATCTAAAATTTGTTGTTTTTTTGTATCATTATAATTGGTATTGTCTGGATTAATATTATATTTTTTCATTTTAGTATTTATTTTTTCTTTTATCCATGATCTAAATAATTTATAAACTTCTATATTTTTTTCTGGGTCATTAACAATATCTGGGTCAATAACAACTAAATCCATAATCTCAATCAATATCTGTGTGTGTTTAACAATTACTTTTTCTGATATTTGAGAGTTAATTAAATCAAAGAAAAATTCAGCAAATATTTTTTCAAAACATATCTTCTTAATTTTACCTGACAGTATATCAAAACAATGAGCAAGTATATTTTGTTGCATGCAGTTTGATTTTAATGGATTATCAACACTATCAATTATTTCATCAATATCATCTGTTTCATTATACATATTATATATATCACTCATTGAATTCATATCATCATCAATATTATCAATTAATTCATCTTCTATATCATAAGCCATATCATCTATATCAGCGTTATTATTCATAACAGTATTCATAAAAGTATCTTCTGACACATCTTCATCGCCATTATCAGAATTATTAATGAATGTTAAATCGCTGGTTCGTATAGTATTATAAACATATGCCAAATGATTATTCTTAAAATTGAGTGATGATTTATGTGCTGTACCAACTAATATACTAAACATTACAGCTGATGTATCTATTCTTGTCAGATATTTTGTTATTGCCATCCAGGCATGATTGACAGCTTCTTCAAATAATTCAAAATTCTTTTTATCTCTAATATCAATAACTTTACTACCTATTACTTTTCTAATACTAGTATCGATAATAGGATAAATTTGATTTATTATTTTTTGTTTTTCCATAGTGCAATGTTTAAATACACCAGCGTTTTTACCTAGATGAACCCAAGAAATAAATGAATATATTTTATATTTCTCTATTAAATCTTTAAGCCTATATTCATCCTCTAATGTAATTTGAATATTTTCATTCCCGGCATTTAATTCTAAATATTTTTTCTTTGCTATAAAAGCTGCCGATTCACTCTCTAATTTATTTCTATGTTCTTTAACAATTAAACAAGCATCATATACTAATTTATTTATTTTTGTTGCTGAATAATTTTTAAGTATGAATATTTCATATCTTAATTTACTATTATTAAGTATTAAATCGATAAACCAATCATCCTCTTTAAAACACCAAGTAAAAGCAGATTTACCAATTATATTGTCTGATGTCGTAATGTTATTTCACCTCTAATAATTAAGTTTATTATTTACTCTTTAATTGTTACATCTATTGAAATTAATTAGTTTTGTTTGAATAAAATTGATTTATAAACGTTAAATCATTAATTTCAATATATTTCACAAGTTAATCATATAATAACTTATCATTAATTAAAAATTTTAGTTAATGTTAATACTAAATAATAAAACAGGAAGTGGAATAGTGCAATTACAAGAAGAAGTTTTAACTGAATTAACTAAATTGTTTAAACCTAATAAGAAGTTTAAATGTTATGATGATGTTAAAGCACACACTAATCTAAAAGATAATGATTTAGAGTATATAATTAAAACAATAGAAAACAGAATTGACCCAGTTGGTTGGATTAAAAAAAATATTAAAGTTTATCATCCACTTAAAGGTTTAATGCCATTTGATTTATATGATTATCAAACTAATACAATCAAATTATTTCTAGCTAAACATTTTATATTGACACTAAAATCAAGACAGGTCGGAATGTCAACTGTAACACAGGCATTTTGTCTTTGGTCAGCTTTAAATTATCAAAAATATAATGTTCTTATAATATCTGCTGGGCAAAGAAATGCTCAAAAATTTCTAGAGAAAATAAAGAACATGTACGATTTATTACCAAATGATAACTTTAAGTTGAAATTACTAGTGGATAATAAAAGTACATTACAGTTTGCAAATGGAAGTACTATTACAGCACTACCAGCTACTAGTCAATCTGCTAGAGGTGAATCCGTAAATTTATTTGTTATAGATGAAGCTGGATTCATAGAAAATATCGATGCTGTATATCAAGCTTGTTATCCTACTATATCAAGAGCATTTCCTAAAAAGAAAAATAAATCTGGTAAACCTTTTGGTATTATAATTATATCTACACCTAACGGAATAGCAGGTACCGGGAAATGGTACTTTGATATGTATTCTGGTGCGTTAAATAAAACAAATAAATATGTGCCAATCAAAGTTCACTGGTCATTAATACCTGAATTTGATGATGAATGGTATTTAGACCAATGCATGCAGTTAAACTGGGATTATCGAAAAATAGCATCAGAGTTGGAACTATCTTTTGTATCATCGGGTAATACTTATATTCCTTCATCAATATTGGATACTATAGGAACAGATGAGCCAATAGCTAAAGATTATAATGACAATTTATGGATATGGGAACCTCCGATTAAAGGAGAAACTTATGTAATTGGAGTAGACGTTGCATATGGTGATAAAAAAGATGCCAGTGTTATTAGTGTATTAAAATCAAGCACATTAGAACAAGTTGCAGAGTATGAAGATAACGCCATTATAGTAGATAAATTTGCTGATATTGTAATAGATATAGCTGAATTATATAATAATGCTTTAACTAATATAGAAAGAAACGCAGTAGGTAAAGTATTGATAGATAAGATAGTTGACAAAGTTGGTTATGGTGGTATCAATCTTTATCGGGATATTAACAAGAATGATTTGACACATAAAAAAGGTGACAGAAGTACTTACAAAACAGATATAGGTACATTAGTTGGTAATAATAGAGATATGTTATTAGCTAATATGTATGGTATAGTACTGAATAAATATACAGAAGCTTTGAATAATATTATATCAGGTGACAATACGGATATTAAAACAGCAAGAGAAAAATTTGAACAGATAATTAAAAACAAAAAAGGCGACAATATTTTAAAGAAACATAGTATTATTAGGTCAGAAAGATTACATCATCAATTATTAGGATTCATAGTTGATAATCATAATAAAGCTAGTGGTACACATGATGACTGTGTTATGGCCTGGGTACATGCTTTATATTGTTACACAAAAAGTAAACATCTATTATTAAGAGATGCAATCGAGGCGAAAAATGTAGCTATGGGTTATGATGACAAATATAATAAAAATTATAATCTAATTAAATTCATGCAAGCTAACAGTACTTCTAAATTATGGAATAGTACTAGTGCGGATGAATTAGCTAAAATGATGGAGGATGAACAAAATGAAATGAATAATGAAATTAATTCTGATGATGAGAATAAGAAAACTAAGAAAACATCATTAACAGATATATACAAGAATCTGTATGGATTGTAAAATATTTAGGAGGATCAATTAACTATGAAATATTATGTAAATAAAAATATATATCACAATGGTAAAGGTATTAAAGGGGGAGAAATATTTGACCCTGTTGATGTTGGTTATGATGAAAATGATATTAAATACCTTCTCAATCAATTCAAAATAAGACCGTTTGATGAGACTATAAAAAAAGTTGAAGTAGTCGAAACTGTCAAAAAAGAAGAAGTTAAAATTGTTGAAGAAGTAAAAGAGATTGAACCAGAAATAGAAGAAGTAACAGAATATGTAGTATTGGAAGATCCAGTTGATTTTAATACAGTATCAGAAGAATCTTTTGATGAAGTAGAACACGCTGAAGCTGTCAATGAAACCCCTGTTGTAGAGATTAAGAAAAAGAGAAATAAAAAAAGTAAAAAATAAGTAGGTGTTTCATTTTGGGTAAATTATTTAATAGCACCGACAAAGATATTAATTTAGACAATGATGATTTTGAAGAATTAAAACGAAGATCATATAGTCAATTTGGATGGCCCAAGGTTAATATAGAGTGTGATGATTCTAGTTTTTCATATATAATTAAAAAAGGTTTAATGCATTTAAGCACATATGTACCTAAAATAGTATACGAACCTGTCTCAATTCATGCTCATCAATCAGAATATGTGTTAGATAAATATGAACAAGTAAATGGAGTATTAGATGTATATGCTTCTACTGAATATTTAATTGGCTTAGGATTACCAATACAGGCAACATTAGGAGTACCTATGAGTTTGGCTTCTGCTAATGAAACTGCTCATTTAACTAATTTTGTTTCTTTAATGAGTTCATATCAAATGTCAAAAAATATATGGCAGGTTCAACCTATGGCAGAACTATTGCACCCTAATATAGTCAGACTTTTGCCCACACCTTATTGTGATTCTATTTTTGTTCTTGCTATTACAATCAATCATGAAAATAATTTAGAATCTTTAACTAAGTGGGAAAAAGATTGGCTGGTTAGATGGTGCCAAGCCGGTGTCGGCAAATTTGTCGGGCAAGTAAGAAGAAAATATGATGGTGTAACATTACCTGTGGGCACATTAAGTACATCGGGGGCTTCTATATATACTGAAAATGATGAATTAGAAAAAGGACTCATGGAAGAATTAAAGAAGTTTAAAAAATACAATCAGATGTTTGTGGCGAGAGGTTAATTATAAAATGGATAATATAAGACCTAGTGATATGGATAATGTTATAACAACATCAGATAAAGAAGTATATGCTGATCCAAGAAATGATTATCAAGGTCATACAAAAGAATGGTATGATGGATTTCAACATGGATATAGCGATGGTTATGAAAAAGGTTATGAAGAAGGGCGACAAGAAGGTTATGAAAAAGGTTATGAAGAAGGGCGAGAAGAAGTAATACACTTGAATTACTTTTAATAATTAAATGTATAATAATATATTCTATGAACTATTTGATGCAGAAGAACATAGTAAATTCATAAAGAGTGTCGAGAAACAATTTAGAACAAGTCCAGAATATTCTTTGTGGTTAAATTCTGTTGTACATAGACATAATTGTGGTGCTACAGGATTAAACAAAGATGCTGATGGTATAGAAATAGAAGTACATCATTATAGAATAACATTATATAATTGGGTAGAATATATAATAGATAAATTTATGAGTGAAGATTTAAATTTAAATTCTCATTATATATGTTTAATTCTTAGTGATATACATTTAAATAATACAGTACCATATATACCACTAATGCATTGTGTCCATAGAATGATTCATAATTCAAGTATGGAAGATGTAATGTTAAAATACCCAGATATAATTAATAATATATATAATGGTGATGTTGATAGAGCATATGAAATAATCGATTATCATATTGGATTATTAAAAGATATATTAGATAAAGAAAATAATAATATGTAATATTATAATAGACGAAGAAAAGAGGAATTAGTAAATGGCAGTAGCAAAACCAGAAAGTCGAGTATTAAAAACAATTTATACTTTAAAAAGTGGTAAGAGTATTGTAGTATCAATGTTAGAAGATGAATGTATTCGAGTATATAATGAATGGATAAATTATACAACTGATAATGACCCGGCAATTATATCACCTAAAATTGTCATTGAAAAGAAAGAAAATAATAAAATTGTTGAAATTTGTGCAATACTAGTATCAGAAATATCAGCAATACAGATTGATGATGTGAAAAGATTCAATAGGAGAGAAGTTTAATTAAAAATAAGTTGGTGGAAGAAATATGTTATCTTCTGTTTTAAGATATTATGATGAAGCTGTTCTAAATTATTATAGTAATATACAATTTGATGATGGTAAAGAAACTAGAAATGCTCAAACAGTTTTAGCTATTCCTTCACGTAAAGGTGCTGAGTTATTATTAAGTAATGAAGTAACTCCTGTATTGCCAATGATAGTTGTGACTAGACAAGAAATTACTCCAACACCTGAAACTTTTTTAATTAAGAATCAAATAACAAGACCTCATATATTAAATCTAAATGAAAACAAAAATGTATATGATGGAATAGAAGTAATGCCATATAACATGAAATATCAATTAGATTTTTATTCATTACAACAGGAAGTACATAATATTATATTAGAGCAATTGTTATTTTTAACATATAAAAAAGCTTATATAAAAACATTAATAGAAATAAACAATCATCAAATTGAAGTAAATGCTTATATTAAAGATATAAATTATTCAGACAGCACAACATATGTTCAGATTACCGACCAATCAACCAGAATATTTCATGGAGTTATATCATTTACTTTATGTGGCTTTTTGTATAATGATAAAAGAGCAGTTTCAACAGTTAAAGAAATTAATAATAGTATTTCATCAACAAATGAAATATTACAAGAAATAAAAATTGAAGAAGAACTTAATTAACACATAAAAATAGAAATTAATATTAACACAATTATTAATATATTTATAAATAAAGAGGTGTATCATTAATGCCAATTCATGCTTCTCCCGGCGTATATTCAGAAACTTTAGATTTTAGTTTGTATGCTCCAAGATTAACTACAACTACATTAGCATTAGTAGGAAAAACGGTAAAAGGTCCTACTGAACCAACTTTTATATCTTCAGTTAGACAATTTATTGATACTTTCGGAACTCCAAGAAAGACAGATTATAGTGCTTTAGCGGCTATTTCCTATCTTGAATATGGAGCCGCTTGTTGGTTTAGAAGATTAGTAGGAGCCAATGCTACAAAGGCTGTTGTAGGTATTCCAACAGCACAATTAAAAAATGAAGTGTTAGTGAATTCAGTTGTAGAAGATAATAAGCAGTATATATATAATGGAGTTTTAACTGATGACCCAGTACCTGGTACTGTTAATATCGTTATATCTGATCCAAATAAACAAATATCAACTGTAAATATTAAAGACAATGGTATTATTAATGTTGTTGATAATTTAAGATACGGTCTATTTGATGTTAATACAAATAAAGCTTTATCAAATTATGACAATTATATTGATTATGATACTAGTAATTTTAGATTTACACTTGATACAGATGTACAAACAAAGAATGTAATTGTTAAGTATGTCAAAAAAGCTGTTAATGTTGCAACAGCTACTATTGCTCCTGATACAGCAACAGGTTCCACAGCAACAGGTACTATTCCTTCATACACTGCTTTAGTTTATAAAAGTGGTATTAAAGCTTCATCATTTGTACTTACTATAGTAAATGATGGTAATACTTATACACTAAGAGCAAGTAACGAAGTAGTAACTCCTTTAAGCAGTACATGTACTTTAACATGTAAAGATCAATCAGGTGCTGATGTTGCTTTAACTTCAAGTTCATTAAATTTAGTAACTGGTGAGTGGGCTGTTGAATTTACTCCTGAGATAGAATTAGCTGAACTTGGAACAATATTCACGATTGCTTATACTTATGAAATATTTAAGTGGAAAAATCTAGGTACTGAAATTTCATTTACTGATACTCTAGGTTCACCTGTAAGTTCTAATTCAATATATATCTATGAAGTTAACACTACTGTAGTTGATGAAGCTGATATTAAAATAGCACTATCAAATGAATATTCAGCTATAGCTAAAGATGATGGCAACGGTAATTTAGTTGATGTAATTGAAGGTAGTCTATTGGTTGGAACAAATAATATTAACTATGACACTGGTGAATTTTCAATAATATTAGCAACTGCTCCTACAGCAGGTTTAAACATATCTGTTAATTATATGGCTAAAAATAGTTACACGATGGGGGTAGTTGATGATACTGGTAATTATAGTGGTACATATAATTTAAGTTCATCTATTCTTCCTGGTAGTTTAACAATCAAAGTAGGGCCCAATATATTCATTGATGATGGTGAAGGAAGTATAGTTAAAGATAATGTTATTTATGGCGATGTAATTTATAAAGATTTCGCTGGTAATGCTAATGTAACATTTAATTTTGTTGGTACAGAAGCAGATGATGGTGAAGAAGTTGTATTAACATTTATATCTGAAATGGGAACAGCAGTAGCTAAATCATTTGGTGAATCATTCAACGGTGTTACATTAGAATTCTACAAATTAGATTATAAAAATAAAGATGTCACAGATTATTATGGGCTTAAAATTTGGACAGCAGATCAACTTTCAACATCTGCTCCAGCAGAACATTTCCGTGGTTTCACTTTTGCTGACCCTGATGCAACTACATATTTTAATAATAAAGTTATATCAAATATAGTTGATTTTGAATTATATAATGCTGATGGTAATATCGTTCCTGTACTTGGTACTAAGTTAGTATTAAGTGGCGGATTTGATGATGCTGTTGATATTAATTCAAGTACAGCTGTATTAGCATTAGCTGATTTTAACAATAATGAAACTTATGATATTAATCTTATCGCCGTCCCTGATTTTGCTGGGGATAAAGTTGTAATTAGTGAACTTATTGACCTTTGTGAAAATCAACGTGGGGATTGTTTTGCTATAATAGATCCTCCTCAGGGATTAAATGTACAGAATGTTGTTGATTGGCATAACGGAGATGGAAACTATG